AACTCACCGAAAACAAGGCCGCTCCCACGACCACCATCCATGGTCTCATAGATATAAACCTTGAACGGCACTTCCAGCTTCGGGCAGGTCTTGCGGACCTCAACCGTCTTACGCCCCCGCCGGATCAGGTCACACCACTTGGGCTTGATGCTGATAAGGACAGCTTTCACTTTTCGTTCTCCTCTCTGCACGCTTTTCTGCATGCTTCACACTTCTTGTAGGGTTCTTCGAGCCAGCAGTTGAATAACAGGCACTTGGGTTTTCTGTATTCCGGCGGTGCCTTATTTCCGTGTGTCTGGGTACGAATTGCATGGTACTTGCACACTTCTTCTCCCCAAAAGTCCCCACCGAAACTGCATTTTCCATATTCCGGTGACACTTCATGCGAAACTGTGATGGTTTTTTCTTTCATTGCTTTTCTTCCTCCGGCGGCTCCAGCAGCGGCACCCACAAGTGTCATTGCTTCCGCCCTCATTCATGGTACATACGCTTGTTGCGGTCCCACTTCATCGTGACCGGGTTGCCGCACTTGCAGGGCACCGTGATTTCGGGGTCTTCCAGATTGGTGCGGCCGTGGGCTTCAAAGTCACAGCAGGGGCAGGTGAACTCATACCGTGTCAGGTTGTCCAGCTGAACTTCCCCGCCGCAGCGACAGGTCACGCTGGCGCTGGGTTCCCGCAGGAAGCGGCCAAATACGTCGCCGCATTTCGGGCAACGCAGGCGCAGGACACCGTAGGCCGTGCCCTTGTGGATTTCTTTCCGCTGGACACGCTTAGGCTCTGCCCCCGCAGGGGGGCTTGCCTTTGCCTTTTCCGGGATGCCGCCGCTCAGCGCGCAGGCGGTAGCATTGGCGCTGACCTCCTGCAATGCCCGGCTCAGGTCAGACTTGATGCTGTGGATTTCTGCCGCATCCGGGGCGGCCTTGAGTTCTTCATGGCGCAGGCAAAAAGTAATCAGGCTCAGCTTCACAGCGCTCTGCTCCAGACGCTCCAGTGCAGAAACAGGGATAGCCCCCATAGTTTTCTCATTCATCGTTTTCAGTCCTTTCTTCATTTTTCTTGCAGTCCTGAACGGCATTGCAAGGTTCATCACAGGTTTTGCAGCACTTATCACAGTTTGGGTGTGCCGCCTTGCAGTAGTCACAATCCGACCACTTCTTTTCATCGGGGCCGTACTCCCGGAAAATCTTGTGGGTGCCGTCCCGCAATGCCTGCTCATCGTCGCTGATCTCATACCCCAGCGCCGTCAGCATTTCATAGGTGGCATCCAGTGTCGGATTTTCCCGATAAGAGTACACATATTTCTGGCGCTCAACATTCCAGTCCTTACTCCAGTAACCGCAATAGCTGCTGTCCATCGAAGAATAGGCAAGTGCCAGCAGCACCTTTTCCGGCATTGTACCGTAGACCCCATCTTCATCCAGAATTTTGTACCAGTCCTTGCCGGAACTGTCCACAAATTCCTGCGACAGCTCCACACCGAGGATGTTTCCAATCAGCGTCAGGTCTAAATCAAAATTATCGTCTGCGGCACAGGCCATGTAGCGGGCAATAGCCGGGAAGCCCTTTTTGCAATCGGTAGGAGTCAGCTCCACCACGAATTCACGGCGGAGATTGAACATAAGTTCCGTGATGTTGTGGAAACTTTCCCCAATCATGCGTTCTTCCTCGCGGGCGGCATCCCGCTTTGCCTTTTCGGCATCCTCTGCGGCCACATCACGGGTCTTGTACAAATCAATCTGCCCACTGCTCACCTTGTAGAAATACTGGACATGATCTGCATCTTCCGGCACAACAACATCTTTGGTGATGTTCCACTTGCTGTACCCGGTAACGTGTTCGTGGGTCTGATAAGTAGCATTCGGGTCTTCGATTGCAAATTTCTTGAGGTCTGCAATCCATTCAGCCTTGCGGTGTTCCCACTTCTGATTTTCCAGAACTTCCTGCATCACCCGGCGGAAGTTCTGAGTGCCAAGAGCTTCCAGCGCCTTATTTTTGTCCTCAACGCTCTCAATCTTATCCAGCTCTGCGTAGTCCGAAAGAGTGGCGCCGCGAAGTTCTGCCCGGCGGAACGCATCCCGGTCAAGAGAAAGGAGCTTCACCCTGCGGCGGATGGTGGACTGGGAGAAGCCAGACTTGGATGCCACCTGCTCTACCGTATCGCCCAGATCCAGCATCAGCTGGAAGCCCTGCGCCTGCTCATAGGTAGTCAGGTCACTACGCTGCATGTTCTCAATCATCATGGTTTGCAGCTGTTCCCTTTCGTCCATTTCCACGACCACGCAGGGCACTTCAAACAATCCTGCCTGTTGTGCGGCCGCGGCCCGGCGATGCCCGATGATGATGGTGTAGTCATCGCTGGACCACACAGCCTTGGGTGTCCATGCTGCCGCTGCTGCTGCGGCATCCCCGCCCTCGTCAACGCACTTCGCAATGTACTCCCGGCTATTGAGATAGTGGCCGGGAATGACGGTCAGGTTCTGGAAGATGCCGTTCTCTTTGATGCTGGCGGCAAGTTCCGTCAAATCCCCCAGTTCCTTGCGGGGGTTGTCAGGGTGCGGATGCAGTCTCCTGCACGCAATGTTCGTGATCTCTGCCATGATTTATTTTCCTCCATGGTTTCAGAAAAATGTGAGCTGCCCGGTCTTGGTCTCACACAACGGCGGTGCAGCATCATCCTTTTTGTGTTCCGGCTCTGCTTGCTCGGTCTGGCGGCAGACAGGCTTCATCAGAAGTTCTATCTGCGCCCACTGGCGGCGCAGAAACCAAATGTCCGTAGAAAAGAACGGTGTGTACCAAATCCTGCTTTGCGGCCCCGCCGGGAGCAGCCCACGGCGATCATACGCGGTGCTTGGTTCTGTAATGGTGTTCCCGATGACTACATATCCAGCACAGCCTAAAAAACTGAGCTGGATGTAGCACATCAGTCCTGCAATCAGGTCAATATCCTGCGCCACAAAAAGCACCTTGTCGTGGTAGCAGATATTTTTTCTCCTGCACAGGTTGGCAAAAGCAATCAGCAGTGCGCCCGCACCGCAGGCCGGGTCCGAAACCGAAAAGAAGCCGGCATTCTCTGCCGCCGGGTCGCTTCCCCCGGAAATTTCCACCATGCACCTACAAACGTCATACGGGGTGAAGAATTGCCCGGATGCATCGTTGCCCAGCTCACAGAGCATGTACAGTTCCCCTAAAAAATCTTGGTCGGGGTTCTGCTCCATTCCCATGATGACCTCGGCCAGCAATTCAGCAAATTTATTTTGCTCGGCATCGCTGTACTTGGAAATGATGGTCTGATAGGTTTTGGTGCGCTCTGGAGCATTCTGTTTGTCGGTGGCATTGGAAATCTCAATGGCGGTCACCATCACGAAGTCCTGCCAGACCTGCCACCGATTGAACCGGCCGCACAGACTGTTGAAGATTTTCAGGAATGCTTTTTGGTGGTCGTCCCGGATGTTTCGCACTGCCGTTGCCTTTGCCATCGGTTATTCCTCCGTATCGTCCTCAGCGGAGTCCTCGGTCGGTTCATCGTCGGTGTCGTCCTGCGGGGTCTCCTGCTTGGTGTCCTGCTTGGAATCCCTCTGAGAATTGGAATCCGGCACATCAGGCACCGGCACGCCGAAATTGCGGAGTTTGCCGTTCTCCATCAGGTCACGGAAGAAGTACTGCTGCCAGAAAGAGATCATCTTCAGCAGGATGTTCTCAATCTTGGTGCGGAGAACCTTGTCGATGCTGAACGTACCCTTGACCTTGGTCTTCAGCTCGCTGTTCTCAAAGTACCAGCACATAGAAGAATCCTGACTACAATAGCCGGTTTCTTCCACATTGCCCAGCATATCCATCTGGGTGGCAACGTCGTTGATGGGGGTGATCACCAGCGTGATGGGATAGCGATCCTTGAAGAAGCGGAACGTGAAGTTGTGCTCATCGCACAGGCCCTGCAGCTTTTTCTTCTGGGCCTCGTAGTTGGAAATTTCACTCATGGTATGTACTCCTTTCAGCAATCAGATGAAATTTTGTAATCGTTATTGTGATTTTCAATGGCAGTCAGCCCGACGGCGTATGCCGCCCAGATGTCCGCTTTGAAACCGTAGAAAAAATCCGGGTTCTTGCTGGTGCCTTTTCCGTTTTTCAAATCGTGGGTTGCGAAACGGTCAATCAGCGCCCGCCGGATGGCCGGGTCATTTGCCCGGCTGTCATGGCAGATGTGCCGCTTTTCTTCGATGCGGCAGAGAAGCCGCGGCTTCTGCGCCATCTGGATGGACAGTGCTTCATAGAAACGCCCAATCCAGAGGACGGTATCAAACACTTCCCTGCCTACGGCCATGCCGTAAGAAGCCACCATTTCAATGGCCGCCCACTGCCAGCCCTGTTCATTGGCGAAAACCAGCTTGCTGCGCAATTCTTCGTTATCGACCTTACCGAACTCCAGCGGCCTCAATGTGTTGCAGTCGATAACGCAGTAGGCGCTCTGCCTGTTGCCCGGATCAATGGCAATAATCGGGCATTTTTCACTCATAAATACGACCTCCCAAATTCCTGAATAAACCGGGCTTCCGGCCAGCCGTAGTGTTCCATAGCCTTTTTCTGCGCCCAGCGCTTCAGCCGGAGATCAGCATCACGGTTGTTGTGGATGGCGGTCGGGCCGTTCTGATGGCACCACGGGCAAAGCGTCACCCACAGGCCAAGACGCTTGCTCTTTGCCCGGTAGGCACTCCCGAAGTACACCTCATGCCGTGCTGTACCATACCGCCCGCAGATCAGGCAGACCGGCTTATCATGCAGGATGCTGGGCGCATAACCGTTGGAATCCAGCTTTTCGCCGTACTCATTCAGCGGCATCCGTCTCACCTCCCGTCACAATCCAGACCTTGTGAGAACCCCAGCCAGACCACGCAATCGCTTCCGCATGGGTGCCTACGGACACATCTAAGGCATTTTCCTTGATGAGCGAGCCGGTATCCTGTACCACTCTCATCCCTACGCCCTCAATCAGAATGACCGTGCCATAGGGAAAGATGCTGGTGTCTGCGGCCACCGTCACGCCCGGCTGAACCTTTGCGCCGCTGGAAGTGATGCCCTGCCCCTCCCCGCAGATATGCGGGTATTCCTCGGAGCAGTAGGCTGTGCAGTGAAACTCCCCTGCGTATGTAAGGGCAATGCTCTGATCTGCGGCAATGGTGTCCGTGAGCTGCTCAACCTCGGTCTGCAACTGCTCAATGGTTTCCTTGCGCTCCACGGCCTTGTTCATCCAGTTTTCTTCCCTGCTGGCGTAAATGTCCCTCTCCATGGTGAGTTCATCCACCCGGCGGGCATAGACCGCGCTGGCAAGAGCGCTGCCGGTAAAAAGGCTGACTGCACAGGCCAGCGACACGATAGAACGAAACTGCATTTCAACCTCCAATCTGAGCCTTTGCCCCGCCGGGCAGTGCCGGGGGCATCCGATCTGCATCCTTGGCAGCATCCACTGCCTTGACGAAACCGGGCTTGACGTACTGCAAGAGATCCGCATTGGAACGGTCAAGAGCATCCACCAGCCCCGCCGGGGAGCCAGCCCATTCCCGCACGGCGGCAGGCAAGGCACCGAAGATGCTCCTGTTCTCTGCCCGGAAGTCCTCTGCGGTCAGCTTTCCGGTGGACGTCACCAGCCCGCCATGGGTGGCATAGTACTGGTTCCGCTCAATCTTCCGGGCGGCAACGATAGCCTGCGTCCACAGGTCGTTTGCTGTAGGCTGACCGGCGCTCTGCAACTTGCGGATTTCTGCGCACCAGTCAACCAACAGCTGGTTCTGATACCGGCACACCGTCAGCGCTTTTGTCAAAGCCGCCGCGGCCACATCATCCGGGATGTCTTTGAGCGCGGCGGCGTAAATCTGTGACCGCGCCGTGCGCTCATCGGTAGAAAGCGGCCGGCCGAAGTAGTTTTCAATCAGTGCCAGCGCATTCTTCAAACATTCAACTGTCATCCTAAACCTCCGAAAATTGCATCATAATCATCCTTGGCCGAGGTCTTTTGTTGTTGACCCGCCGGGGGATTGCGCCGCTCATCACGGGACTGCACATCGCCAATGGTTTTCACGCCCTCATTTTTCCATGCTTTCAGGATGCCGTTGACGTAGTTCCACTTGCGAATCCCGGCCAGTGCGGCCTTTTTGATAGCCAGCAGGATGAGGTCATCCGTGAAGATTTCCCGCCAGACCATCAGGGCATCACTCGCCGCCGGGGGAAAGCTGCCAATGTTGTCCTCGAAAGAGCGGATAATCTCAGACAGGCCAGCATCGACAGCCGCCGTACCATCGTCTTTATCTCTATTCTCTATATCTCTTATATCTTTTCTCTTATCTCTTATATCTATGGGGACATTTTCTCCACAATCAGCGGACACATTGTGTCCGCTTTCGTGTCCGCTATATTGTCCAGCCTGTAACCGTTTGTTTGCTGCATTACTGCGCATTCTGCGGTTCTTTTCAGCATAATCGGTTTCACTGCCGACCATTTCAGCATGGTTGACAAGAACGAGCGTTCCGTCCTGTTCCTCGTAGATAAGTCCGAGTTGTTTATAAAGCCCCAGCGCAATGCGGATGGTGTCCAGCGAGAACCACTTACAGTCACGCTGAATCTTTCCCATGTCGAACGGTATGATGACATCGCCTATCTGACATGTAAGGCGACCGCCCGTATTGATGGTTTTGAGACAGAGCATTTGATAAAGGACAACGTAGTTGGCACCGTTGGGCTGGCTCATCAGGAAATCGACCACCTCGGAATTCATAAACGAATCCTTGAGCTTTATCCAGTAATACCGTTTACCAGTTGCCATCAATGAACCTCCTTAGAACGGCAGATCATCGTCCAGAACCGAGAAATCATCGTCACTTCCCTGAGAAAAGCTCTGGCTGACCTGAACATTGCCGGGATGATCGGCGGCTCCTTGCCACTGCTGGCGCTGGCTCTGAGTGGCAAACCCCATCTGCTGGGGCTGGGGCTGCTGGTTCCGATAGGTGGCCGGTGGCGGGTTCGTCCCGCCATCATCCACGGCCCCCTGCTGGTTGTCCTGCTTCGGCCCGGCAAAATAGATGTTGTCCACCACGAACTCAATCGCCGTGCGGTTGTTGCCGTTCTTATCCTCATACTGCCGCGTCTGGCAGCGGGAATGAACCACAGCGGCGCTCCCCTTGCGGAAG